CATCACTTCTTCTTCAAACGCTCTGTCTGAAGATTCTGTGTCATAGATTTCTGCATGCTCGTTGTCGTAACGGTCATATTCCATGCCAAACAGGGCATTTAGACCAGGTTCTAGTTCTTTAACTAGTTGCGCTCTTGATATAGCCATAATCTAAACTCCCTTATGCTAATCCTGCACCCTTTTGTCCAAATATGTGATTTTGAATCACAACATAGACATTGGTTGCATCTGATGAAACATCGCTATTCTCTGGATCTTGCGAAATATCAATCGCTTTCAGAGGTAAACCAGCAGTAGTCGCACCTGTTGTTACATCTAACTCTGCACCAGAAATACCAGTTACAGTTGAACCTGTGGTGGTATAAACAATGTCAAAGTTACCTAATAAATCTGCAATTGGAAATGCAGCGTCAGCTTGGATTTCAAAGATAACGCTTGGGTCATCTATAATGAAAGCCTCAATGTCACTAGCATTTGTGCTTGCAGGGTAAAAGTTGGAAAAAGTTTCTTTTCCAGTTGTAGGGTCTGTATATCTACAACCATTGAACACTCCAACTATTGGAACAGTACCACCATCAGCGTGAATTTCTACGCCTCCGCCAGTGACTTGCATAACCATGTCACCTTGAAATATAGCAGTTCCATAGTTGGCAGCGATTCTATATCGGGATTGTCCTCCAGTATAGGGTGTTCCACCTATTCTTTTAACAGGACGCATTCCGAAAGCAGCATCTTGATTTGCCATTTCTATCTCCTAAAAATTAAAATTATGAGTCGGACTTCTTGCCACCAAAAGCGACTTGAGACCTTCTCTCGGGTTTAAGCATAGGCATTGCAGCATTTGAATCTCTCATCATATCTCTGTCAATAGCCTCCATTTGATTATTTGTTTTGCTTTGATAATATTGATTTCTCTGCTCAACAAGTTCATCAGGTATCCGTGCTAACAAAAGACCACCCTGACCGATTACTCCAGCATTCTTGCCTTCATCAATTATAGGTGCATCAAAGTCGGGATATTCTTCAGCACGAACTAATTCATATCCTTCTCGCAATCGTTTATGGATGTTTGATCTATCATCATATTCCATAACTCGTTCTCTTATCCATCTGTGCTTATATCCCACAGGTGCTTCTGGAGCGTCAAGTGTTGACGGTGGCTTCCACTGTTGTACTCTCGCAGTTTTTTCACGAGTTTGCGACTCTCGATTAGTACGGTCTGCCATTACGCTGCTCCCTTATTTTTTTCTATTTTTGCTACTTCCTGTGCATATTTTTCTAATGGTATTCGCATCTTTTTTGCAAATGCCACTTGACCTGGAGTAAGCTCAATAGTTTTTTTACCACCCTTTTTGATTGACCGTCCACTGGACGCAGGAGCAACAGATTGGGCGTTTTTCTGTCCTCCCTTAAACTTATGAGGAAATTCAATAGCCATACGCTTACTGACTTCATTATAATAATCATCAGACGCAGGATCAAATCCTTCTGAAGCAACAAGTGTTTCATGTATTGCTTGAGCGCCACGAGTCATAACCATATCAGTTCCAAACCAAGAATTACCATCTAGCCATTTTTGTAACTTTGGATCTAAGTCTTGTTTTTGAGGGGTCTTCCTCGTTTGCGAGGAGTTCTGTTGGACATTGCTCTCTGTCTCATTACTTCTAACTGTTCCCGCTTGCTCAGTACGAACTTTTTGGATTCTGAGTCTTTCGTTTTCAATAGCAAGTTTACCCATGAGGTCAGTTGCCTCAGACATTTTTTCAGCATCTCCAGCATCAAAAGCCTCCTTATAAAGTTTCTTAGCTTGAGCAGTTTGTGATTCAATTCTGTTGCCAAATTCTGATGTGTAACCTTGGTTTAACTGATTAAGCTGTTGTTTTAACTGCTCGTTTTCATTTTTTTGTTGTTGAGCAAAATTAAAAGCTGCTTCTGCTTCTTCTAATGCTTGCTTACGTTTAGCAGTTAATTGATTGATTCTTTTTTGAACATTGTCGCTATATGCTTCAAGTTCTTCTGGTTCTTCAGTTTTTTCCTGAACAATTGTTCGGTCTTCTTCAACTTCTTTTTCAGGTTTAGTTTCTAATTTTTTTTCAACGACAGGTGTTTCGTCTTCTATTTCGTAGACAAAGTTTTCTTCCTGTGATTCTTGAGTCTGTGTATCGTTATTCATCATGCTCTCCATTATATATAAGAAATGTCTTTAGGGTCAAGTATAGATGCGATAATATTATCGTCATTTATGATTCTTAGCTCTAAACCGTCCACTTTGAACTTATTTCCAGCATATCTACCCATAAGTACCCAATCTTTCTCAGAACACCACGCTCCACTTGGGAATTTATCTTTATCTTTGTAAGCGTCAGGACCTATCTTTACGACATAGGCGACAACACTTGCAAAACTCTCACGATCCCTAGTCTTATCAGGTATGATAATACCATTAACCTTTTCTGGAACGTAATACGGAATGACAAGCATTCTATAACCAGTTGGCTTGGGTAAACGATCAAGAGCTGATCCTTCCATTTTAGAAGGGTCTTTTGAGTTTGGATTAGCATCGTCTTTATCATCAAATGCTTTACTTATAGAAGGGGGAGTTGGGTTTACTTTTTTCTGTGCCATAAACCGCTCTGGCACGATCAGTTTCTTAGTCATCTAAGTCTGTACCTTTCATCGAGGATTTTAATTCTTCTTCAATCCAAGTCATTCCTCGTATTTGACCTGTTATGAACCGATAGTCTTCCATTGAGTCTATCGAACCATCAGCCAAAGACTGAGCTAAATCCTCTTTTCTTTGACGTATGTTCTTATATAAATACTCTGCTAATTTGATTCCGTCCACAATTATTTTCCCCTACGTTGTGACACCTTCAAACATTTTACATGTTTGTAATAAAAATAATTACCTATTTTACTAAAAAACTTAGATAATGTTAGCCAATGCCATAACATTATGATTTCTTCTTTATAACTTTTTTTAATATTTTAGCTTGTTTTGCATGTGTCTTAGATGCTTTCTTTAAACCACTTATGACTTTTTTAATTTTTTTAATTTTTTGTTTCATTTTGTCAAACCCTTTTGCTTTTCATATGTCCTCAAGCCGCCCAATCCGAGCATTCCCATCAAAACAGTCATAAGTGAACCCATGTCAAAAGTTGGCAATTCTGGTATCTGCACAGATAAATATGCACATACAAACATAGTAACAGGTGCTAGGACAAAATGCCAACATAGGGCAATGCCGCAGGTCCAGCCAATAAAGGGTCGCCAACCCGCCACAAATATGGATTTGTGCTGTGCTTCTGCCTTATTTATCTCTATCTGACCTTTTGCCAGTTCCTGTGCATGATTCTCTGCCATAGTTGCCACCTCATGTGCCAACTTGTTCTTCATGTCTTTATCTTCTATAAACTTACCTAGTAAGTTACTTACTGGTCCTATTAACGCTGTTAACATTATTATCTCCCTTATGTTCGTGACCCATCCAGATACCAAATACACCTGTCATTACACCCATAACGACAGATACAAACGCTGATTGACTAGCTGTTGGATCATCTAATCCCATAAACCATTCAGCACAACGCCAAGACATGACGGTACTAGCAAGCATCATCAGTCTTGGTAATATCTTCCATTTTAAAAAGGTTTCTACATTCATTGTATTAAAATCTCATTTAAGCCAAAGCCTTCTAACAAAACTAACGTAAAGAACAATAACAAAATGCCTCCTGCTATTAGTTTGCCACTAAAGTTTGTTGAGCCTATCTTAATTGCAACAAACTCATTACCTAGTATTCTAAGTGATAACTCAAAGCTGTTTTGCCCTATGTCTAAGTTGACAATTTTCTTTTTTTCTTCTGTCATTAATACACCTTTACTTTCTCTGGATCTATATTAGGTATAACTTTACAGATACAGTCATAAACTTGTTTTTCATTATTTTTCATATAAGTTTGATTACTAAGTTTTTTTTCATACATCAAGCAATCATTAACATTACGAAAATAAATTGTGCCTTCCTTAACTAAAAATCCATTTAACGTACAGTACAGCATAAATGCTGTCATTTGGCTATACTCCTTAAACTTTCCATTACTTTATCAATATCTGGTTCTTCACCATCAGGATTATAAATACATTTGTATTTTTTAGGACAGTTTTTTTCTATCATCATTTCAAATGTTTTATTGCCACCTTGATATATACACGCTTGCTGTCCAGTAATTTGTGACTTAACTATTTTCTTTAATCTACAAGTTGTGTATTTTTTTTCTTGCACTTTCCCCTGCCATATTTTTTGTTGCCTTGTGTAATCTTTACTTTTGTACTCGTATGCAAATGCTTTTACAGCTACAACCAATACACCTAAAACTAAACCAACGCCAATAAACGTATAACCAACCCATTTTAAAATCTCCATAATTTCTTCTTGTTGTTGCCTAGCTTTAATTCTTTGCTGACGTTGTGCCTCTTTAGCTTGGTTAATTCTTTCTGCTCTTTCAGAGATAATTTGATCCCAAGCAGTCGGTCCAAATCTAAGATTTATTATTTGTTTTAACTCTTGGCGTTTTTCTTCTAA